GATCAAGCGCTTTGCCCCTGATTTTGTCGGCCTGCAATCACCCGAAGCGCTTGCGCAGATTCTGGGCAAGGACGGCTTCTCAATGGCCGGAGCTGGCCAGGTTCGCAAGGCCATCGTCAACACGCTCAAGAAGGCCGAATACCAGAACCAGGGCTTCCCGGTTTACGACGACATCATTGAGGCGGTGACGCAACGCGAGCTGAAAGAGGTGCCGCTGGGCGCGTCTGGCTACACGATCTTCCAGGCCAAGCCTGGCTCGCCCCTGGTGCAAGGCGCTGACGTCAAGCTGCCGCATGCGTCCTACGACACCGTCATCCCTGGTGAATACATGGGCGGGCTGGCGCGGTCAGTGCCGCCTGATGTGATGTTCCCGAAAACCTACGACCGGCACCGCGCAGTGGGCCGCAACCCGGCTCAGACGCACCGCTCAATGCAGGTGAACAACTCTGACTTTGAGGTGTTCGACCAGCAGTGGCTGGACGGGATCATGGATTACTTGAGGAAGAACGGCCAATGATGGCCTCAAGAGACGAGGCCAGGTCAGCAAGGCGCTGCGCTGCGTCCTTTGCAACGTCCAGCTGCACGGCCACGGGCAAATCTGCAAAGGCGTCTGCAAACTCGCAGGCAACTTCAGCAGAATCCGGGTCGTACTTGACATGAATGAACGTTTCCATACTGTTGAGGATACCACAACATGACCCGCCGACGCTACATCCAAGACCCCAAGACGTTTGAGCTGATCGAGGTGACCGCTGATCACCAGGCCCCGATGCGCGCTGACTCTGGCGCGCTCTGGGGCGACCGCAGCTACGACGGCATGCGCGCTACTGATGGCACCGACATCAGCAGCCGCACCAAGCACCGCGAATACATGAAGGCCAACAACCTCACCACGGTTGACGACTTCAAGGGCACCTGGGCCAAGGCCCAAGAGCAGCGCGAGCGCCTGTACACGCAGGGCGGCTCGTTCAGCAAGCGCGACATCGAGCGCGCGATTTCACAACTCCAAAACAGGTAACACCATGAGCGAACCCACGACCCTCCGAGACGCAATTGCGTCGGCCCTGGACGACGAGCCGCTGGACAACGCGCCAGCGGCCTCGCCCGCGCCAGAACCCGCTGCAGGCGGCGCTGGCGTGCCGGCCATCGACGCCCAGGCTGCCGCCGACATTCCGGTTGGCGACGAGCCTGCCGCGTCTGATCTCAACGCCCTGGCCGAGGGCGACGATCAACAACAGGATCTGCAGCAACGCCCGCGCGACGAGAAGGGCAAGTTTGCCAAGACCGAGGGCATCACGCCTGGCCCGAAGTCAGGCCCGCGTCAGCAGGCCGAGCGCCCGCCCGCGTCCTGGAAACCCGAGGTGCGCGAGCACTGGAATGCCCTGCCCGAGACCGTGCGCGCCGAGATTGCCCGCCGCGAGGTGGAGGTGCAGCGCACGCTGCAGGAGACGGCCGACGCCCGGCGCACGGCCGAGTCGGTCATGAAAACGATTGCCCCCTACGAGGCATTCATCAAGGCCGAGAACAGCAACCCTCTGCAGGCCATCGACAACTTGTTCAGCACGGCGGCGCGTTTGCGCACCGGCACCGCGCCTGAGCTGGCCCAGATGATGGCCGGCCTGGTGCAGCAGTTCGGCATCGGCCGGTTCGGCAACAACTTCATTGAGCAGCTGGATGCCGCCCTGGCTGGCCAGCCTGCGCGCCAGGCAGGCGGTGCTGCGCCCGAGATCCAGCAGGTCATCCAGCAGCAGCTCGCGCCGGTTCAGCAGTTCATGACGCAATTCCAGCAAATGCAGGCCCAGCAGCAGGCCCGCGTGCAGGAGCAGGCCGCGAACGAGGTCGAGACGTTCTTGACCAAGGCCGAGTTCGGCAACGATGTGCGCGAGGACATGGCCGACATCCTTGAGGCCGCCCAGCGCCGGGGTCAGAACATGACCTTGCAGGAGGCTTACAGCAAGGCCGTGCGCATGAACGACCAGATCATGAAGGTGCTGGCCCAGCGCCAGAAGGTGCAGGGCGCGCAGCAGGGCAGCCAGGCGGCGCAGCGGGCGCGCCAGGCGGCTGTCAGCGTCTCTGGCGGCGCGCCGGTCGGTGCTCTGCGCCAAGACCCCACCGACGTTCGTTCGGCAATCGAGGCGGCCATCCAGATGTCCTCACGCTGATGCCATAATCACACCATGAGGCGATGGCGACATCGTCCTCTGGTGTGCCCAAGCACCCCAGCCACCGCAATGCTCCATAGGAGACGCGCCGCGCGTCCCACCTACGGCCAAGTCGGACTGAGATCGGTTCGCAGTCGGCGCATCTGAACAAGGCGGGCGCAAGCCCACAACCAAACCTCAGATGGAGTATTCATCATGGCTTTCCCGAACGTTAGCGACATCGTCGCAACCACCATCCAGAACCGTTCGCGTCAGATCGCGGACAACGTCACCAAGAACAACGCGATCCTGTCGCGTCTGAACCAGCGCGGCAACGTGCGCACCATCAGCGGCGGCTCGAGCATCCTTGAGGAGCTGTCGTTTGCCGAGAACGGCAACGCCGGCTTCTACAGCGGCTACGACCTGCTGCCGGTGGCTGCCCAGGACGTCATCAGCGCCGCCGAATTCCAGATCAAGCAGTTCGCCGTGCCGGTGATCATGTCTGGCCTGGAGATGCTGCAGAACAGCGGCAAAGAGGCCTTCATCGACCTGCTCGAGGCGCGCCTGAACGTTGCTGAATCGACGATGGCCAACAAGCTGTCGCAGTCGATCTACAGCGACGGCACCGGCTCTGGCGGCAAGGAAGTCACCGGCCTGAACGCCGCTGTGCCCTCCACCCCGACCACCGGCACCTACGGCGGCATCGACCGTGCCACCTGGGCCTTCTGGCGCTCGCAGCTGTATGACTTCAGCACCGAGACCGGCGGCAACGCCACTGCCGCCAACATCCAGGCCGGCATGAACAAGCTGTGGGCCTCGACCACCCGCGGCACCGACCGCACCGACCTGATCGTGATGGACACCAACTACTGGTCGCTGTACCTGGCCAGCCTGCAGGCGCAGCAGCGTTTCACCTCGCCGGAAGTTGGCAACCTGGGCTTCCCCAGCATCAAGTTCATGGACGCCGATGTGGTGCTCGACGGTGGTATCGGCGGCTACTGCCCGGCCAACACCGCCTTCTTCATTAACACCAAGTTCCTGAAGTGGCGCCCGCACGCGCAGCGCAACATGGTTCCGCTGTCGCCCAACCGTCGCTACGCCATCAACCAGGACGCTGAAGTTCAGATCCTGGCTTGGGCCGGCAACCTGACCTGCTCTGGCGCTCAGTTCCAGGGCCGCATGCAGAACTAATTGGAGGCCTGTCGTGGGCACCCTTTCCCGAGGGGACGGGGTGCCCCCGCTCCCTCGGGCTTTTTGACCACCACAGGAGATTTTCCAAATGGCTGCAACCTATGTGACTGATGGCGTCATCGCTGACGCAACCGCCAGCCAAGATACCGGCGCCCTGAGCACCGGCATTGGCGTTGGTTCTGAATGGTCTGGCTCGCCTGCTCAGCAGTCGGCCACCGCCGCCGCGTTTACCGCTGCTCGCATCGGTGACGCTACTGCCGGCACCGTGTACGCGCTGGGCGCTGCCTACGGCGTATCCAAGGGCACGCGTTACGTGCAGGCATCTGGTTCTGTCGCAGACGGCGCTGCTGTGACGACGGGCTGGATCAACCGCTCTGGCCGCACGATGGCCTCGGGCGATTACACCTGGGCAGTCGCTGCCTAATTCTAAGAAAGAAGAACCATGCAACCCACGACAACCTTCACCGATTTTGAAGAACCCAGCGACCTGGCGCGGCCGGACGAGTCCCGGTACGCGGCCGATGCGCGCCTGTACGTCGAGTTCTCGCGCAAGCCCAAGCTGCACCCGGCCAAGAGCCGCGAGGCCGGCCGCGCGGTCTACGTCGAGGCTGACTTCATCCGCATCCATGTGCCGGGTGACAAGACCTCGGTGGTCGAGCGCGAGGTGACCGAGCAGGACATCCAGCGATTCACCGAGCGCTACAACAAGTGGAGGGCCGGCCAGGCCGAGGCTGTCGAAGGCACGCCTCTGTCGGCTCTGCCTGGCATGACGCCCGCGAAGGTCGAGGAGTACAAGTACTTCAAGATCGTCACGGTCGAGCAGATGGCCGATGCCAACGATGGCCTGGGTCAGAAGTTCATGTCCTTCCACCAGGACAAGCAGCGCGCCAAAGCGTTTGTGGAGGTGGCCAAGAACAACGCCCCCATCGAGCGCATGAACGAGGAGCTGCAGAAGCGCGACGCTGAGATCGACAACCTGCGCATGATGGTCGAGGCCCTGCAAGCCTCTGCCAGCGGCAAGCGCCGGGTGGCGGCTCAGCCCGCTGAGACTGCCGAGTAATTTGAGGAGCGCACGGGATGCCCAGCTACCAGATCATTGACGAGACGTCGCTCTCGGCCATCGTCCAGAACGTGGCCGCGATGGTCAGCTATCCCGTGCCCTCTGACCCTGCCGGCTCGACCGACCCGGCTGTCGCGCAGATGGTGCAGGCCGTGAACATGGCCGGCACTGAGCTGCTGAGCATGTACGAGTGGCAGGAGCTGATCAAGCCCTACAACATATCGGTGCAGGCTGACAGCAGCGGCCAGCTCGAAAAGTCGTTTGCGTTGCCGGTCGACTTTTTTGATTGGGTCGACCAGACCAACTGGAACGCAACCAACCAGTTCCCGTCGCTTGGCCCTGTCAGCCCGCAGATGTGGCAGCAGCTGCTGATCCGCACCACGCTGCCGACGCTGTCGTTCTACTGGCAGGTGCGCGACAACCGCATCTACGTGCTGGCCCCGCCGTCGTCGCCTCAGACGATGACGTTCTTCTACCTGTCCAACGCCTGGGTGCGGGATCAGGACAACAACGACCTGTACAAAAACCGCATCACCAAGAACGGCGATGTGGCGCTGTTGGACGCCAACATGCTGACCCTCTACACGCGGGTCAAATGGCTTGAGATGAAGGGCCTGGACAGCAGCGCGGCCATGCGCGACTTCCAGGTCGCGTTTGAAAACCGCAAGGGCGCAGAGAAGGGCGCGGCAGTGCTGTCGATGGCGCGTGACTTCCGGTTCCCGTACATCCAGCCTCTGGTCAACACGCCCGACACTGGCTATGGAGGGCTGCTCTGATGCCGTTGGTTCCGCTCAGGCCATTCAAGACGCCGCGCCGAGCGGCAGCAGCCCAGGTCTCGCAGTTGTTCAATGTGCCCCCGCCGGTCGGGGGCTTGAATTATCGTGACCCGATCAGCGACATGTCGCCGCGCGACGCCCTGGTGCTGGACAACTTCATCCCGCGCCAGCAAGGCGTGGAGATCCGCACCGGCTGGAAGTACCACAGCGCGGCCATTGAGGGGCCGGTCAAGTCGCTGTTTGCGTACAACGCGGCCGCGCCCGCAAACAACAAGCTCTTTGCCGCCTCGGGCGGCGTGATCTACGACGTCACCAGCGGCACGCCCACCGTCGCGGTCTCGGCCACCGGCAGCTCAACCGGCATCTGGTGGACGACTCAGTTTTCCAATTCGGCTGGCACCTTTCTGCTAGCCGTCTCGCCCAATGCCGGTTACTGGACGTATGACAACGTCAATGGCTGGGTGAACCGCACCGGAGCCACGGTCGGCCTGCCAACGAGCGTGCGCACCGTGGCTGTGTGGAAAAACCGCGTTTGGTTCACTGCCGAGAACAGCCCGACGGTCTACTACATGCGCGCCGTGGACGCGATCCAGGGCAACGCTGACCCGTTCCCGATGGGGTCGGTGTTGCGCAACGGCGGCTACTGCTCGGCGCTGATCAACTGGACGATTGACTCGGGCTTTTCGATTGACGACTACCTGGTGGTGGTCGGCA